CATTCAACTTCTACGCTCAACAGTATTTGCAAGAAGGTGGAGAGGCTGTGTCATTTTTTGTTGAAGATGAAGCTGCAGAGGCAAAGAACTTCCGGATTATGGTTAACCCAAATATCAGCAAAAACGGAGGAGATTGGTATAACGAGCGTAAAGAAGTTACCAAGCGTGTTAGAATGATCTCTCAGAAGAGAGAAGCACATTATGCTGATAAGCAAGAATATATTGATAACTCATTTTTAAACAGAGAAGAAGGTGAGATGTTATATGAATTTGTGACCGCAATGAATCGTATTGTACTTGATGTTCCTAAGACAGGTCAAACCTCAAAATTTGCTTCAGCTGAGAACTTATATGCTCATGGAGCATTTAAAGTAGCTGATGGTAATTCAGCTGAAACTGGCAACATACCAGCTAAATTGGATCGTATGTTCGAGGTAGCTGAAAATTTAGATTTGTATCCGTTAGATATTCTATGTGAAGCAGGTCTCGGTACCGTATATGTCGGTACAAAAGGAGGGACAACTAGATTTGATGATGAGCAATTCTTTGATATTGACGATCTATATGTGACTCAAACACAAGGTGGTACAGAGACTATGGTTAATTACAAAACTATAGCTAATAGATTTATTAATTTCTGTCAAACACTACGTAAGGATTGTTTAGTCGTGCTGGATAATCTACGATACATATTTGTACAAGGAAACAATGTAAAGGTACTAGACGATAAAGCAAACAAGTATTTCTCCAAGCATATATATTGGCCGCTGAGACACTTGTTTAATACGATCAATTCGTCGTATGCATGTACATACGGTAACTGGGTTAAGGTACAAGATCCGGCCAGTAATCGACAAGTCTGGGTGCCGGCTAGTGGATTTGTAGCCGCGGCCATGGCCAATACTGACTCTAACTTCCAGCCATGGTGGGCACCGGCAGGGTTCACTAGAGGTATATTGTCAAATATTAATGATGTAGCGTTTATGCCAAAGCAGAAACATAGAGATCAGATGTATAAAATAGGTATCAATCCAATCGCGATGTTCCCTAATGATGGTTTTGTCATATTTGGTCAGAAGACACTTCAAAGCAAACCTAGTGCTTTTGATAGGATCAATGTAAGAAGGATGTTCCTATATGCTGAGCGTGCAGTCCGGAATACGATTAAGTACTTCGTGTTTGAGCCGAACACACTTTTTACACGTCAGCAAGTACTTAATGTTTTGACACCAATATTTGAACGTATAAAACAAACCCAGGGTCTGTATGATTATATGATCGTCTGCGACGATCGAAATAATCCGCCTGATGTTATTGATCAGAATGAGATGGTTGTTGATATATACTTGAAACCAGTACGTAGTGCAGAGTTTATACTTGTAAACTTCTATGCTACAAGAACAAGTCAAGATTTTAGCGAGCTGATCGCATAAAAACACTAACCGATAACTAAATAATTATATGGCAAAACTAGATCAAGATATAACTAAGTTCTACAGAGTAGCTCAAGAAAGAGACTTCTCTAGAGATTTTCAATTTCGTGTGTTGAGTATTAATCCAGGTGGTAGTTCCGCAGTGAGCTTCACTAGTGATGACCTTGTATACATTAAAGGAGGACAAGTACCAACGCGTACAATAGTACAACACGAGGTACCGTTTATGGGTCTGCAGTTTAGGATACCTGGATCAGCACAGTACAGTGGTGATTTTCAAGCAAACTTTTACTGTGACGTAAACAGCCGTATAAGACAGTTGATGGAAGAATGGAGTTTTCAGACATTTGATGATTCAACGAGTATGGGTGATTATTTCACTCCTCGAGAGAGCTCATATATTGAATTGTGTCAGCTCGATTCTCAATTTGAAGTCGTGGCAATGTATAAACTGATAGGTTGCTTCCCAACACAGGTAGGTGACATACAATATGACGTTGGTGGAACCGGTAATGCTGTTGAATTTACAGTCAACCTGTCGTATCACTTCTGGAGAAGAACTGGTTAATATAAGTTGTAAGAAACAGTACCATCTAATAAATATTATTGGATGGCCAATAGAAGTACAGTCTTAAGTAATATTAAAG